CTTTAGGATATTGATTGACTATAGCTTTTTCTAACTCCAATTGATGTGAGTAATTGTTATATTCTTTTAGTGTTAGTCTTATCAACTGTTTAGCACTTTGCATTGTTCCTCCTTTCTATGCTAATATCACTTTCAATTTCATCACCCCACGAGTCCCAACCTTCTACTTTTTGCCTTGCAAACAATTCAATCCTTGGTAAATCACCAACTAATTCAACTATTTTATCTCTAACAATATCAGGCTTTTTACTATGCTCTTCTATATGTGTATCTATAATTTGATGTACTTTATTACTAACTCTTTTGACGTTTCCTTTGGTTGCTATTAAACATAATTCTGTATTTGCTCTAGTCCAATATCCTAACCCCCAAAACCATGTATCAGCTTTTTTGTTTCTTTTTACCCATGTAAAGCCACAAGTTTTATATTTAAAGCCCCATTCTTCTATGACTTTTAAACCCTCTTTTAGTAACGGATAAGTTACCCATATAAACAAAATGCAATTATCACTAGTTATTTCATTTATAAAGCTTTTTAAATTTATGATTTCTTCTATACTCATGGTTTTATAGTGATTTTCTGCACTTCTATCCATGCCTTTTTTGCTCCAAACTTTAAAGTTCCATGGAGGATCTGCATATATTATTTGATACTTCTTAGTTGTCATAGAATGTTCCGTTTTTAATACTCTCTAAAGCCGCCTTTTCTTCATCTGTTAAAGGCTCTACATCTGTTTCTTTATACCAATCAGGCAAACCACTTTGAGCAGTTTTTACATGATATTTATCTTGATTTCTTGATAACCAATTATTGATAAACGTTCTAATACCACGTTTTGTTTTTCTGTTTTTAGGATTAGCCTCTAACCAACCCTTCATTTTTTTAAATTCACTAATAACATCTACCGCAGGGTATAAATCTTGATAATAAGCAACATCTTTTTCATAAAGTGGATAATAAGACTTATCATTTAATATCAATTCAATTACAAGCTTGGAGGTATCTTTAAGTACCTCCGAGCTATATAATTTATCTTTAGATAAATTATTAAAACTCTTATTCTTATCTTCTTCTTTATCTATATCTTTATCTGTTGCGTGACTGTCACGTGATGTCACGTGACTATCTGTTAAAAGCATTTTTTCACGTTCCCTTTGGCTTCTTTTCCTAATTCTGTTTTGTTCACGAATTTTATCCATGCCTTCAATATTTTGATATTCTTGCCACCCTGCAATGGTTAAATATTTATTATCAGTTATTATCATGTTTAACTGTTCTAAAACGCTTAAAGCTAAGACAATTGTGTTTTCTTCAAAGTCCATTTCATCAGCTAACATTTTAGTTGTATAAGGTATATCTTGAGTTAGAAATATCATTCCATTTGCATTACATCTTCCCGCCATAGTTAATAACATTACCCATATCAAAACTATGTTGTTACCTTCAGGCAATTTTCTTAAATGTTTGATTTTTCTGTTGTCAAACATATCAGTAGTTAGCTTAATCCATTGAACGCTTGCCATTATTACCTCCTAAATAATTTCTTTTAAATACACGCATAAATTCATCATGTGAGTATCTTTTTTCAAAAGCCTTTTGCATTGCTTTTTTTAACCTTAAATCTAACTCATGATTGAAATGCACCGCCTCATTACTTGCGTTATGATGCTTGCTACATAACGGTACACAGCAACCATATTTAATTGATTTTTTTCTGTTTGAAGTACCATAAAACACTTCATGTATATGTATGTTTTGGTTAGTCTTGCATAGTATGCAATGCTCCATATCATCAGTTAATAATGAATATCTTTTTATATAACCGCCTCTGTTTCTATTCCTTCTTCTGTTGCCATGTCTAACACTGTATCTAATAGTATTGACATTTCTTTTTTATCCATTGTAGAGCTGCCATAAAACGCTTTATATTGATTAAATATCTTGCCTTTATGTTTGAATGAGTTTAGCTTTTTTATTGCTCTAAAATGCTTTAAAAGCACTTTTTCAGCACTTGGCAAGCAAGCAACATATTCATACTTTGCTCCTGCTCTTTCTAAAGCCTCATAATAAATATCTTCATCATCATTAGCACGTACACCACTTCTAGCTATTGCTATTTCATGTATCAGTTGCCATAGTAAAGCGTTTTGTTCTAGCGTTCTTTTTGACTTAATTTCATTGACGTTTAGACGATAAGAATTGCCATTTTTTAATTCTTTAGCTTGTATCTTGCTTGGATAATCAAGCATTTTAAACGTTATCTTATCGTCTTTAACATCAACTAATTCACATATTATTTTCATTAGAAAGGTAAATCGTTATTTTGGTCAAAATCATCGTACCAATCGTTACGCTTTTTACTTTCATAACCTTGTTTTTGGTAGCTTTGATTACTTGGTTGATTATTTGCCTTGCTTGATTTTGACAAGATTTCTATATTCTCAACTACTAATTCATCAATGTACTTAGTGCCTTCTGAACTGTCATATTTTCTGTGTTGCCAACGCCCAACAACACCGACTAAATCCCCCTTGCTAACGTATTTACTCATAAAATCGGCGTTGTGTTGCCATACAATAATTTTTATATAATCACTATCATATTCACCTGTACTCTTATTTTTAAAATCACGTCTGACTGCAATAGTATTACTAATTACTTTATTATTTGTTCCATTAATATTTTTAACTTCAATATCATTACAGATACGTCCTGTAAATATACATTTGTTTATCATATATCCTCCTTGTTTATGTAAACTGCTATCCGTGGTTCTTCTTTATCCACCATTACAACGTTATCAATCTTATTCACATATTTTTGACTGTCATCAATTAATATGTTTTCTTTAACTAGTGCATCTAATATAAATTTGACTGCAAACGTTATATTATCTACATCACGTCTACTATCTTTTTCTACCCACACAATATGAAGTTGTATAGGATAATCTTTGATAGGTTTTAGCTTTGCTTGCCTTATGTACTGTCTGACAATCGTTTCATTTTTACGCTTTAAATCAGCACCTGCATAAGCATTCATACGACAAGCATTTGTATATTCATTTAAGCTGTCCAACCTTCCTTTAATTTCAAAATTAGCTACTTTCATTTCACTAACCTATATTCCATGAAACGTACCTTTTCACCATAGCGGTTGACATTTCCAACTAAATCGCCCTGAATGTCATAACCTTTTTGCCTAAGTTCATAAATCTTGCCACTTAGTCTAGTTATTCCATATTCCATAAAAGCCTCCCACGTTGTGATAGTGCCTTTATCCTCTAAATGCCTTAATACTCTTTGTTCTTGTGTCATTATTTCCTCCTACACCATTCAGGGTATAAACCACCTTTAAACCCTTGAACATAACCTAATTCTTGAGGAGTACCTCTCAATAGGTATCTATCTTTGTTTATGATAGGTAAGCCATCAATTTTAACCGCCCAATGGTCACCTTTTAGCGTTTCATATTCCATATCTTTCATGAACTCCTTAACGCTAAATACATAATGATTGACGTTACCTTTAAATATCGTTGCGTTTCCAATCATTTATTTACCTCCATATAATGTGGGTATTTCTTTTTGAATATCTTGTAAGGAATGTTGCACCCACCAACCGCCTTACATTCCTCGGTGTCTTTATAAGGTATTCCTTTTACCTCATATTCCATAAGCTTATGAATTTCTTTATAAGCTTTCTTCTTGCTCCAATTCATCATTTGTTGCAAGTCCTTAACTCTCAAGTAAGCCTTTAACATATATCAATTAGCACCTTGAAAGCTAAACACATGAGAATTAAATTAATAATCACAAGCATAAAGCTTAGACGTAGAAAGAAGTCAAACTCATGTTGTTTCTTTTCACATTCCATATGATATTCAACCCCTCTTAAAAATTGATATTTATCATATTCTCTGTTTACCCAATCAGGTATATCTAATTGATTTTCAAGCATTTCATTTGCTTGTTTTAGTTTTTTGTTTTCCATAAATCTACCCCCTTAACTAAATGGATATTTATATCCATAATGAATAAGACGAACGCATTTTTTGCCATCTATTTGGTCTTGAGCAACTCCATAACTTTCATCATTAATGCTAAATCCGTAAGCCGTACCAACTAATTCAATAGGTTCAATACCATTTTTCTCTAACAACGTTTTAGCGGACTTAGTAGTTTTGCATTGCTTAATTTTCTCTAATAAATTCTTTTTCATATTTGCCTCCTATGTGTTATAATTTGAGTGGTTATTATTCATAACCTATTTTTCTTAGCTACCCTTTTACGAGGGTAGTATCTTTAATAGTTAAAGTATTGATTTCAATACTTAACGTTTAAAAAAATATTTACTAATTTCTTTAGGCTTTATTCCTAAGAGAGAACACAAGCAAACTATATCAGACTGTTTAAATTGACTTTTGTGATTAAATTTGTTTCTAATAGCAACATCACTCATGTCTAATTTTCTTGCTAAGCTTGCTTTAGTGTATCCTTTTTTAGCAATCAAGCCATTCAATTCTGTATAATCAAAAACAAAATTCATTTTATTACCTCCTCTCTATAGTATTGATTTCAATACCCACTTATTATTATAGTTATTTTTGTTTTGAAGTCAATACTTTTTTATAGTTAATTTTATTTTTTCATGGTATACTATTTTTAGGAGGTATAGTTATGGATAACTTTCAAAATCGTATTAAGCAAGCTATGAATCTTCTAGAAAAAAATCAAAAAGACATTGTTAAAGGTGCAAACATTTCTAAAGGTGCTTTATCTAACTATATTCATGGTAGATATGAACCAAAACAAGAAAATGTATATAAAATAGCTAATTATTTAAACGTTAATGAAGCGTGGCTTATGGGATATGACGATGTTCCTATGATGAAAATAACTACACCAAATGAAAACGAACTATCACTAATCAGCAATTATCGACGATTAAACGATAAAGAAAAAAAACATTATTAATGATATGATAAATTCATTATTAAGTAATAAATAAAATGGTGGTGCTTTTATGGAATTAAAGGATCGTGTAAGAGAACGAAGAATAGAATTAGGTTTAACTCAAGAAGAACTTGCCAAACGTATGGGATATTCTTCAAGAGTTTCTATTAATAAAATTGAAATGGGACGTCCTATAAGTCAAAAGATAATATTAAGATTATCTCAAGCTTTATCTTGTGAACCTTCTTATCTTTTAGGTATTGATAATCCTAAAAAAAATGATTTTACAAGTGATGAAATGCAATTAATATATAACTATAGACATCTTCATACAGAACAAAAGCAAACAATAAATACATTAGTTGATACACTAATTAAGCAAAATATAAATAGCAACAAAAAAGAGTAGGTTTTCCTACTCTTCTATTGTTTTACAACCAATTGAAATATAATAATCAGTATCATTGATAGGTGTAGCTTTAAGCATAAGCTTTTTAGTTTTACCGCCCATGATGTACTTCCAACCTATATCATCACAATAAAGCAATTCATCGCCAACACTAACAGGACCTGGTCTATGATAACCTAAGTCAAGTAAAACCTCTTGTAAAGTGATAACTCTTTCTTTAAAGTCATGGTTTTCTTGTTCTTCTACCTTGTTAATAAATTCAAGGTTAGCGTTGCCATCTGCTTTCCAATATTCATTTTCTTTATCGAACTTTGCAACAAAATAAGTAGTGTTACCTTCTTCAATTACATTTACAGTTTTCATAATTCCCTCCTAATTTTCACTGTTCATAAAATCAACTATACCCTTATCTGCACTCTTAAACCAATGAGCATATGTCTTATGCAACATTGATACGCTATGTCCTAACCTTTTAGCAATGTCAAAATCAGTAAACCCTGCACTCATGTTATTTATAAGATAACTTGCGTGTGAATGTCTAAAATCGTGAAGTCTTATTCTTTCTAAGCTTTCACCATTAGCATTAGCTTTATCAAGAATTTTAAAATATCTGTTGCGTACTGTAGGTCTTGTTAGTGGCTTTTCACCATTTCCAAAAACAAACATACTATCATTAAAAGCAACATACTCTTTTTTGATATTATACAATGATTTTAATGCATTTACTACAACGTTAGGCATTGTTATTTTCCTGTACGAGTTTTTAGTTTTAGGACTACTCACATATTCATTTTTCATTTTATTAGTTGTTTTGCTAATATCCATAGTCTTTGAACTAAAATTAATATCATTCCAGGTTAAAGCTAAACATTCACCTATTCTTACACCCATATAGAACAACACAATTAATATAGTGCTTATTTCTATATCATCAGCGTATTTAATAAGCCTTTTAAAGTCATCAGGCTCATATATGCTTGTTTCTTTTGGTATTTTATCAGGCTTATTTAATTCAACGAATTTTAAAGGATTATCATTTAACAATTCATTCTTAATTGCATAAACATAAATTTGATTAAACGTTGAATAATAATTTAATAACGTATTCATTTTATATTCCTTGCTTAATTCATCAAACATATTTTGCATGATATTTCTATTAATTTGTGATATAGGTGTATCTTGAATATTGAACCTTTTAGAAAGACTATCAAGTGTTATCTTTTTATGGTATAGTGAATAATCTTTAATTTTATCTTTTTTAAATTCTAGAAAGCGGTCAATTAATTCACTTATAGTAATATATTCTTTTTCGTTTTCTAGATGTTTTCTAAAATCAGCCTCTGCTGCCTTTGCCTCGCGTTTAGTATCAAAACCGCTACGTCTATACCTCTTGCCATTCAATGTTCCATAAAAGCTCCACTTACCATTTTGTCGCCTTTCTAGTGCCATAACATCACCTCAACGACATTATACACCAAACCAAAAAACGATGCCTAAAATACCCCAATTTTACACCAATACCCCTTAGATTGCTTATAAATAGGGACGTTTTCCATATAAGCATTGTACCACGTTAGCGTTTCTTTTAGTACCCTTTTGTAGTCTTTAAAATGCGAGTTTGCCCTTTATTTATATGCATTTTCACCACTTTTATACACCAAAAAATACACCAACTAAACAAACCAATAATTATAAAAAATAAAGCAATATATCTAAAATAAAATCGTCTTTTTTTAAAAATACACCACTTTTTACACCAAAAAAAAGGTGGATTGCTCCACCTATAAATGACATTTTATAATTCTATTAATGGTGTAGGATCTACCCATATACCATGAATTTTAACTAAATTCTTTTTAGCGTTTACCGCCTCTACTGTACACTCTTGTACATAGACTTTTGCTTTTTGGTTAGCTAGATAGTCATCTAGTTTACCGTCTGACGCATCATACTCGGTTACATATTTTGTTGGGAAGTATCCACCTAAAGCCTTGATATAAACACACTCATCACCATTGATTTTTTTAATTCCACCAATTGATAAAGCACCACTTGTTACCCTTGAACCAACTTGTAAGATTTGGTCTGCCTTAGTGCTTGTAGTAGTGGTCTTAGTTGTGTTACTACTAGAACTTGCAAAACATTTTGGTCTAAAAGCGTAATAGAATGTTGCACTATAAGGTAGCTTGACAATGTTAAAATTGCCATTAGTTGCGCCTTGATTTTGCCCTAAGAAGTTACCATAACCATTTCCTGCATCACTGTCATAAATTGCTATATGTGAATAAGGTGTTACACCTTTAACTTCCTTAAATACACATACATCTCCTGCTTTCATAGTATAGACTTCATCAAAATAATTTAATATGCCATTTGATTTTCTGTTGTTATATATATCTTTGACATATCCGCTAGTTGTACAGTGAGCGTATGGATAACCTAAATAGATACAGTATTTTGCGTATCCGTCCCAACATTGATTACCATAAGCTCCGTCAATATTAAAGCCTTTACCTAACACTTGATTTTTAAATTCATTATAACTTGCCATTTTTCTTTCCTTTCATTAAGCAATTTTCTTAATGATTATGTTAACACTTTGACATTGTACGCTTGTTGTAGTAGACGTATTTTTAACTGTAATTGTTACACTAGTGTTAGCGGGTACTTTAATTAAAGTGTTTGCTCCAACGCTTTGATATACGCTTTCTGTTGCTACTGTATAGTCCATTTCTGTACCACCAATAGCTTCACCATTAGCTTGAATAGCTAAAGCTATAGCGCCTGTAGTAGCACTTGTTAAATCACAATTAAAGCTTATTTCAAAAACACTTGAACCGCATGAATTATTATTAATTAAAGTGAATTGCCCACTCCCTGCATCATGTTGTAACCAACCACCGCAACATGAACTACAACGTCTTGAGCGTACCCTATCAGTACTAAATAATACATTAGATTGAGCCGTAACTGTTTGTACTGGCACGTTTACACTATTTATCATTTTCTTTCCTCTCTTTATAAAAAAGATAGGCTTTTAGTGCCTATCTGAAATAGCACCATAGCGTAAAATACGCAATGCTTAAACATTACCGCAACTTGTACAACCACTATAAGAAAAATAAGGACTACACGTAATATACGCCGGTCTTGGAGTAGGTTGTAATGTGTTAATCAATGTTTGTGTTTGAGCGTTGTTCTGTAAGCTTAAATTAGCTGCCATTAAATCTCTATCACGATCAGCTAGTCTATCTCTTAACTCTTGCATAGTGTTAGCATTGATTAATGCTCTTGTTGCCTCTGCCTCATCATGAATAGCCGTTGTAATATCGCAAGTGTTCTTGTAAGAGTCTGCACGTACTGCATCAATATTTCTGTTAGTTTCGCAACAACACGATTGAGCCGTGTATTGATTATCTTTAAGTCCTAACTCTGTTGTATAACGGCTTTCTAATACATCACGTTGTGTTTGACTAGATGTATTACTTACGTTTTGATTCATGTTGAATAAGTCACGCTTGATAAATTCACTTGACATTAATTCATCTTGAATAGCGTTGTTATTGTTTCCAAAACCATTACCACAGAATAAGAAAATAAGAATAATCCAAAACCACCAACTACCCATATTACAATCGTCATTATCATGACTTGCTAAGTTGTAAGTAGGTTGAATACCCATAGTTTCTTCCATTGATTTCTTCCTCCCTTCTATTTATAACTACACCTTAGGTGTTGTTACTCCATATTGATTAGCTATTTGTTGTAATGTATTTTTTTGGCTTGGTGTCAATTGACTTAAATACATTTGACATAGCTTTTGTGGATTTTGCCCACTACTCATAAGCATTTGTAATTGATTATATGCTTGAGGTTTTTGTTGTCTTAACATATTCATAAGCATTTGTTGAGGACTACTTGGAATGTTAAGAACGTTTAGGGAGTTGTTCATCATTGCCTTTAACGGATTCATACTTCTTCCTCTTTTCTTGTTTATCTAAAGAATTAATTAAAACATTCATTTTTTCTTCAAGCTTAGTTAATCTATCTTCTTTGTTCGTTTCTTTGACTTCTGTAAACTTGAATTTTTTTAATGTTCCGTCCGTATTTTTCATATAGAAAATAGGATTATTGTTATCGAATAATATTAAAGGCTTGTTGTCATTTGCTATTTGCTTAGCTTGTTCTTCACTGTCTACCCACTTACCGTTAAAATCAAAATTGTTTTGACTTTGAGGTGTAACTTGGTTATTGATATTAATAGGCGGTATGTTTGAATACTGCTGCAACTGTTGTAACTGTTGCTCTATCATTGCTTTTTGTTGAATTAAATTATCAACTCTGTTTTGCATAGGATTATATGGATTATACATATCAAGCCCTCTCTTTACGATTTTATTTTAAATCGCTTTTAAGGCTTGTTTAATACTCATTAAATACCTAATTAATACTTAAAAAATACCGCTAAATTACTAGCGGTATTTATCATATTGTTTCCTTGCTTTAGTAACCATATTAGCTATGGTCTGAACTTCTAAACATAATCTATCTGCTATTTGATTGTATGACATATTGTAAACGTATCTCATAATTAATAAGGTTTCATCTTTCTCTCTTAACTCTAAAGATTTTATAATTTTTAAAGCCTCTTTAGGTCGCATTTCTTTTAACTCATCTACTTTTTTCATCCTTAGTAATTTCTTAGTCCATCCTTAGTTATTTCTTAATTTGTCCACCTGCATTAAATAACCTTTCTTGTATTTCTGCTTTGCAAGTTTCCATTTCTTTAGTGTTGTTTCCGTCTAACATATGACTTAGTAAAGCATGGTTAGACTTTAATATAAGCCTGTTTATATCTTGTTGTTCACTAATTGCCTCATCATCATATTTAATAAAGCTTTCACACCTTGTTGTTCTTTCCTCTAATGTTTCAACTCTATCAACTAAATCAGTATAAGGCTTAGTTATCTTTTTAGCAAAACCCCATATTGTACATATACTAGTTAATAAGCTAGCTATCATGATAATAGCCTCAAAAGATATAGAAAGTCTAGGCATCATCGCACTACTCCTTAGTAGGCTCTTCAATTTCAGGTAGTCCTGCTAAACTAGTTAATAAAGATACAACACCTGACAAAAGGCTTGCACTTATAATCACTTTCCAATCAACCTCTTCAATTAATGCACTAGTACCAATTGTTGCAACTGCTGTTTGAGCAATTGTCTTTAAGGCTCTAATACTTGCATAATAGAAGTATTGTTGCCACCAATCTTTTGAATATTTAACCATTTCTCTTTCCTTCTTCTAAGCTAAGTTTAAAGTCATTCTAGGACTTGTTTTCAAGTGCCGTAACTCTATCTTGTAAGTCTTTAATATCGTTAGGCATTGTTGTATAAGTGTTTAATAAATTAGTTAATTCATCAGTCATTTCACGGCATAAGTCTAACTCTGTTTTGATGTTAGGATCTATAGGATAATCTTCCGTGGTATTGTAATTGTAACCAGGTGAATATAATACGTTCATATAAAAAGGCTCTGTTAATTTAATAAAAGAGCCGTCTGTTGTTTTCATTAATATTTGACTAGTAACTGCTCCATACTTCATTGTTAATGGATTACCAATAATAAATGTATTATCAGTTAATGGTACTAAATTCTCATAATCTTCAATTGAAGTATAGATATATAGTTCTGCATCTTCATCATATGTAGGTAAATTAATAAATTCAACTTGTGTACAGTTATGATCGCCTTGTTGTCCAATTATAAATGACTTAGTTTTATTAATATCTATCTTAATTGTTTTCATCTACTTCTACCTCTGAACTCCATACACTCTCATTAAGGTGCATAATAAAAGGCTTAGACATTTTAATGTACTCTTCACCGAACTCGTCCATAGTGATTAATTGAGCTTCAACATCACCTGAATAATCAGTTAAAGGACTTGTTACAATAAATTGATAATTATCTAATAACTCCGTATTACCATAATCATCTGCACCTTGTCTATAAAAGATATAAGTATCATAATCTTCATCAATATTAATGAAGTTTATAGTTAAGGCTTTTTTATCGTATTGAGTACCAATGTCTATATAAGCTGTTTTATCTAGGTCTACATTAATATATTTCATTTTATGCTCCATAAGCAACGCAAACGTGCGTTAATTTGCTTTTATTATGCATTTAAACGCGCGCTATCACGTTTTATTAATAATCTAGTATAATTCTTCATATCAAGCTAAAAACACTTTAAAACGCTTTTAAATGATTATTATCGGCGTGTCGGTTGTTTCTTCTTCATATGGAATAGCCTCAAGCCATTCTGTACCATTGAACGCAAACAACTTACATAAATTATATTTACTTGCTAATTCCATTGAATAGCCACGTTGCCATTCTGTACCATTGAATACCCAACACTCCATATAAGTAAATGTTGTTTTAAATTGACTTGTATAGCTTGCTGACGTTCTGTTTAAAGTATCAGTTGTAGTAATGGTTATAGTGTTGTCTAAATTCTTCTCAAGTCCTGTTAAGGTAAATGTTAAGCTATCAGACGTACCACTTAAACCTCCACTTGTTGTATAACTTAGACTACTTACTTTTTCATCATTTGAAGTGCTTACTGTAAATGTAACTTCATCAGTTTCTTCACCTTCGGTAATTGTATAGCTAACATCATTTATAGTTATTTCATTGTACTTTTCTAAAGTTGTTACTGCGGTCTGTTTAGACGTAATTAAGCTACCACTTAAATCGGCTAACCATGCCTCGGCTTTTAGATTATATGTTGTGTTTGGCTCTAAATCTGTTATTGAATAATCACCATTTAATGAGCTAGTTAAGAATTTTTTATTATCAACATCATATAACCTTAATACATATAAATTATATGGATTAGAACTAAGACTACTATTGAAAGTGAAAGACTGTTCTGTAAGGTCTGTAATTGTAATGTCTTTAATTGTAGGTGCGCTAACTGTACCACTTGAATATGAACCACTACCGCTACATTCAGGATAACCTGTACTAGATGTATGACTTACTGAAACACTCCATGTTTTAGAACGTGAACACCCCATACTATCACTAGTTGTACCAACTTCATACCATGAAGATTGAGTAGTACATCTAGAATAAGACATATAATAACTAGAACTCAAGCCACCAAACTTGAATGTACAAGTACTAGCTAAAGAGAAGTTACCACCTGCTGTAGCCTCGTATCTTGCACGGATATTAGTACGGTATTTTAAGTTAGGATAAGTGCCTTCAAAACGTCCGTTATAAGAATCAAAAACAATTCTTAAAAATTGATTGAATACTAAAGTTGCAACTGTCGCCATTATTTCACCTTAATATATAAGTCCCCGTCTTTATCCGTGCTTTCTACTGTAGGATCTGTTGTTCCATATCGTACATTTACTGTTAGCTTTAATTGATTTTCAAACTGTGAAATATAATTATCCATAGTTTCTTTCATATCTTCCAAACTGTTATATAAAGAGATAATATCACCAAAATTTGAAATGCTATCAAGACTTGTTGCTAAAGCTATACTTTCAACTACTTTAATGTTTATCGTAAAAGAGGTAACGTGTTCCTCGTTTGACATTAAAACAATTTGAGCTTTCGTGATGCCCACTTCTGCAATGATATTTGCAAAATCATCACTACCATTAAATATAATTTCATAAGTATCTGAACCCTCGTATTTTAGTATTTGACTAGCACTTATACTTGATTTTAAACCACTTGGCTTTTCTGCATATAACGTGGCACTTAAGGTACTATCTACTGTACCAGAACCACTAGTAGTAATATCATCAGTAATAAATATGTCTAGTCCTCTACCATTATCACCTTGTGTCATTTCTACAACCGGTGTACTTGTTTGAGTAGTCATACTTATAGTTAATTGAGTATTTACTTTTGCCATTAATTGTTACTCTCACTTTCTAGAACTAAATCAATATCAGTTATTTCTTTAGTCAATGCATCATATTTAATACTATCAATATAGTACTTATCTCTAGTACGTCCACTTTGATAATAGATAGTATCATTTAACTTTATTTCTGAACCATATTGTTTGACTAATATGTTTATCATTTCTGTTTTGGTTTCTGTTGTAGGCTCTTGTAAATGTGAGTTGTTTGCCATATCTCTTTTAGCCTCATAACGTAACCTATATTGAAAATTTTCCTCGTTTGTATAGTATTTATTAGCATTAGTTTCACTTGCATCTGACTGCATTTCAACGTCTGAATAAGTCTTTTGTTCAATTCTGTGAATTTCATACTCGTCCCATTTATCAGACTTTACAATTTCTTTATCAGGCAAGCCTTTATCGTTATAACCTTTAGGAATAATGCCTGTTACTACATTTTCCATAGATACCTTTTTAGAATAGTCGCTGACTTCTCTATCTGTGATTATCCACTCTTTAGGTTTTAACTCATCTTTGTACTTATCCATTCTTCCAAAATAACAATCAAAATTATCAAACATAGCTACATAATGGTGATCATCAGCCTCACACCAACGATTAATAAGTGAGTTATCCTCTGTTCCAAACAAACATTGTATTAAATTCATTTCTACCCAATAAGCCGTGGCTGTTGCGTTGACATCTTGAATTTTAAATAATCGCCATGCCGAATAATCTTGATAATTTGTGTGTGGATACCATGTCATTTGCGTTGAATTTGAAGGGCTAGTTGAAGTACTGTTACTATCAAAACACATAGTGTCATTTGTACTTGCACGAATTAAAAAGCCTTTTAATTCATCGTCTACTACATAAGCATCAAACCTTACTTTACCATTAGCCGGTAAACCCTCGGATAATACAAACGCCCCTTGTGTTAAGCCTGTACTTTTAGCGGCTGCAACATCAATATATCTACATGAAGTCTTAGACATTAAACCCCAATAACGATATCCGTTATATGTTCCTTGGTCCATTAAACACCATTGTTGAGCTAGTGTTCCATTGTGTTCATATATCTGTACTTTATTACCGCTACTTTCTCCTGCATCTGCTAAGTCAATGACTTTTGAGTTATAATCACATTTAAACGTTACTTCAATACCGTCATATAAATCATCAAGAGTAAGGTTAGTATAATCGTCATACCAACCCTCACCATAAACCTTATAAGGCTGCGTTGCCTCACTGTTAGTAATAATGTCATTAGCGGTTTTTATAGCACTGTTCCAATCACCATTTACTGTTCTATCATCAAAAACAAAAACCTCTTTTTGAGCATCAAAAAACACGTGGTTAGCATAACACGTGTATGTTCTTTTTGTTTTGTTATATTTGTGATATAACGTTCTGAATAATTGCCCTTTAATGTAGTTTAAATCTACTTTAAACACACATTCATTAGTTAGCTTATATCCTAATAATTCACTTTCAGGGAACTCAATAGTTAAGTACCATATCTCATTTCTTTTTTGTTCAACAACTGCTGATACAATGTTATTTAAGATAATATCACCATTACCATTTATCATATCCTCGGTTATTGTTTGTTCTGCATATTTTTCATGTAAGAAAAGACTTATAGCCATATCTATAACTCCCTGTAGTTTCTGTAAACATCACAACTAACTTCACCTACATCACAAGTAACAATAACATTATTAGCACCTTTATTAAGTTGTATATCTTCAAAAGAGCCTTGTGTTCTTAAAGTAGTATAATCACTTGCTCCGTTTTCATAAACAATCATCATATACATTTGTTCTGTATTTATTTCAATATGTTCTACAGGACTTGTATCTTTCATACTGTCTTTAATCGCAAAGGGATTTGTTATTGTAATTCCATAACCATTATTTTTAATTGTGATTTCTGTTGCATTTGTTGAAGTGTTATAAATTACATAAGTAGGATAACTTAGTTCATAAGAATTATAAAATTCAACTGTTTTATTAGAAACAATATTATAAGGTCTTGCATACTGTAATAAGTACCTATAAGGATCTACTGTAAATGTGATATTAAATTCACTATCACGCCCTGCAAAACGTGATTTTACTTTACATTCTGTTTTCTTAACTTTCCAATAATGCTCTTGGTCATCACTCATCAATTGTAAAGTGCCTTCACCTTGAGCAAAATATTTTTGAATTTTAGTGAAGTTCCCTAACCATTGTTTTTTATTGTTTCCAACAAAATTACACTCGATTTCAATTTCTCTATCTTCGTAAACACCTGTATGATAGTGCATAATCGTACTATCACCTAAAGTAGTTTTATCTATGATTTCTTCTGGAGTAGGAATTACCGGGGCGCTAGATACCTTAAGTAAATTCATGATGTTTTCTGTAGACTTGTTTTCACTTGGAACAAACCTAAAAGCATACATTTAAGCCACCCCTTTTCCATAATTACTAAGCATATTTCTAATTGTTAATGTTTCTTGTACACTATCAGTTAATACCTCACCGTCTAATTCTTGAGGTTGTAAATTAATAGTCATTTGTACATTTTCTATACGATTAATAAGTGTATCTAACTTTCTTTCAAGCTTAGTAGTGTTCATTGTGAACATATCTTTTAAATTGCTACTAGACATATTAGAATAAGTAACACCATTTACGATTTCTTCAGGAGTTGATACTCTAGGTGTAACATAACCACTCACGCCTTTAATAAGTGAATTAGTTGTACTTGTAGGAATACTCCTCATAATAGTGCCTGAATATCCATAACTTATTGAACGTCCTGTACCACCACTTGAACCTACGTTACTAAGATTATTTTTAGTATTGTCTGCTGCGTTGTTTATAGAATCAAGCCATGGTTTTATTGCATTATAGATTTTTTGCCCTAAATTGCTCCATGGTGTAGCATCTGCATATTCTGCTGCCAACCCAACATTTTTAGCGGTTTCTTCGGCTTCGTCCTCTGTTTCATCGCCCCTCTTTTTAATAGCTTTTTTAATCGCTTTACCTAATTTATCAGAGGCTGTTTCTGCATCCATAGTGCCATTCAAAACCCCATTAGCGATTTTTTTAGGCACGTCTATACCTGCCTCGGCTGCCTCTGTTTTAAGACCATCATAAGTTGTTAAACGGTCTATTGCCTCATCTACAGTTAGACTGCCATTAGCAATGTTAGTCGCCATTTCTTGAGGAATTTGAGTGCCCGTAAGTCCTGCTTTAGTAACTGCGCTATTAAAGTTAATCATGTTACTTAAATATTCACTTGCTACTTGTGTGTTTGGTGCATTTGCAATAATTCCGTTTGCAATGTTAGCCGGGATAGCTAAGCCTGCCGTTCCTGCGTTTTGTTCAAGTTGTTGAAATGTCAATAAGTTAGTAATAAAATCTCTAGCTACTGTATAACTTTCTTCACCTGTATAGATACCCTCAGTTAGCTTTTCAGGAATTTCAATGCCTGCGTTTGCTGCGCTTTGTACAACTTCTTGTAAAGTTGTTTTCATACTATTGCCAATTTCAGTAAAACCGCCTGTTTCCATTTGATTTGTAGTGTCTAATAAGTCTTGTGTACTTTCTTTGTACTCCTCGGTCATTTTAGCAATTTCTTCGCCTGTTTCTGAAAATTGACTACGTACATCTTCTAACTTAGTTTCAAGTTCTCCTTGCTTTTTGACATATTCATCAGCTGTTATTTTGCCACTAGTATACTCTTTTGATAAGTCTTTCATTTCCCCACGAACTTCATCGACTTTATCGCCAAACTCTTCATAAGCTGCACTTGTTTTTTGAAACTGTAGTTCTTGTGTTACTACCGCCTCTGTAGCTTTCTTAACGGCTTTTTCATAAGCCTCAACTTTTGCCGCCTTTTGAATATTCTCAATATACTCTTTTATTTCTTCGTTGTTTTCAAACAATGCACCTGTATTATCGGCGACTTTTCCTGTAGTGGTATCAAACTGTAAACCTAAATCAGGGTAAATCTCATTTAATGCATCTACTGCATATTGTAATTCTTCCTTTTGAGCAACTGACTTATTTTCAACATCGTTTAATTCTAAGATTTTATCAATGTAATAATCAGCCTCTGCTACATTTTCTTCATATGTTTCATAAACCTTATCAATGCTTTTTTGTGCTTTTTCTACGCTTTCGTTGTATTCATCAAAACTATCAACTAATTCTTTATTCTTTGCATATAAAGCGTCGCTTTGCTCTAAATCTTCAATGATAGATTCTTTATAAGCCTCCATATGGTTTACGGCGGTAATTACTGCACCTGACACTAAAGCAAACCCTGCAACAATACCGGTTGCCATGAGTGAGTTTTGTTTGCCTAATAACTGTACAATGCTTGCCAAACCGCTATATTCTTTTTTCACTCCATTTGCTGCGGATATAATATTCTTTATAGAACCAGCTGCCTTTGAACCCAATGCTGCAATAGGACTAATTGCTGCTCCAATTGATAAGAATGTTGCTATTGTTCTTTGTGAACCTTCATCAAGGTTTTTAAATTGTGTTGCTAAGTTTTTAACTACTTTTAATGCACTACCTAATATAGGTGTAAAAGCTTGTCCTAACTCATCTCCTGCTTGCTTGATAGCCTCCCACGTTTGACTAATTTGTGATTTTAACGTTCCATATCGCTTTTCAGCCTCTTTAGTCATTGCCGTATTAGATTCCCACGCATTTCTAGAAGTGTTCAGAGCATTTTTTAATACGTCACTTGATTGAGCTAATGCTCCCATAGTGTTTGATAAACGAACCTCTGTAATGCCTAAATCGTTTAATGTACCTGTAACGTCGCCACTTTCGCCAATACCTTTTACAAAATTATAAAAAGCCGTGGCTGCATCTTCTTCCCATGCTTTTGAGAACTCTTCGGCACTCATGCCTGCCACTGACGCGAATTTCTCAAGGTTTTCATTTCCTGTACTAACTGCGGTCTGAATTCTTTTAACCATTTTAGAAATAGAAGAACCACCTGCATTAGCCTCAATACCTAAAGAAGATACCGCCGTTGAAATACCTAAAATGTCTTCTGTACTCATACCGACTTGTTTGCCTGCGGTTGCCATACGTTTCGCCATTGATGTGATATCAGATTCTGTAGTTGCAAAATTATTACCTAAATCTACAATAGTACTACCCATACGTTCAAAATAAGTATTAGTCTTTTGACTGTCTGACACCATGATATTAGCTATTTTAGCTATTTCTTGTGCTGCGTCATCACCAACTAAATTTGTAGTATCACCTAACTTTGTTATGGTTTCTGTAAAACCTACAACGCTATCAGTAGGTATACCCATTTGCCCCGCTAATTCTGCATAGTGTGCAATATCTTCATATGTACTAGCCGTTGTAGTCGCTAGATTTTTTAAGCCGTCATTTACTTCTTCTAGTTGTTCATCAGAACCCTCAACAGTCTTTGTAACACCTGTCCAGGCGTCCTCAAAACTGACTGTACTAGCCGTGGCTGCTAATAAAGTACCACCACTTAATAAACTCAACACCTTTGTATGTTGAGCTACCTGGCTTAAACCTGTTTCCAATTTGCCTAAACTAGTATATAGCTTAATTGTGTTTGTGTTTGTTCCTAAGAACTCACCTTTAAGTCCTTCTAGATTATTCTTTAATGTTAAAGCGTTTGCTTTCATTGTGTTTGTGTGTTGTGTACACTCTTCAAAAGAATTACCTAACGTGTCTAGTTTAGCCTTAGTATTATTTAATTCAGGTGCAAGATTTTTATTTTCTGTAGTTAAACCTTTGATTGATGTTCTTAACTCTTTATTTTGAGCATTTAAAGACTTAATAGCGGCTGCACCTTGCGTTGCTTTGCTTGGCACTTGCTCCATTTCTTCTTTCCATGCTGCGATTTGTGTTTTATTATCTTTAATGCTATTTTTATATGCTTTGATTTGACTGTTATTACTACTAATTTGTGTAGTTAAATTACCTAATTGTGTTTTAGTTTCACTTACCGCCGTGTTCCATTCTTCTTGAGATGTTGGCATTTGTGAAATAGCTTGTTTATACACATCAATTTGTTTAGTAGTGCTTTGTATCTTATCTTTAACTAATGCTTGATAAGTAACCATAGAGTCATAATCATTAGCATTAAATTGCATAGATTTTTTAAGCTTAGACATTGTACTATCTAAGCCTGCCGTTTGTGACTTAACTTGACTTATAGCTTTTTGTAGTCCTGTTGTATCACCATTAATTTTGACTGTTATACCTCGTATATTATAAGCCATTTAATCACTCCCTTAATAAGTTGCTTAATATCTTCTCTAAGACATTTACTACAATACTATTACCTGCTTGTTTATATAATTGATGATTAGAACATACCTTACTAGCCTTAATAAAATCACTATCATCAAAACCCATTAATCGCCAATATTCTTTTGGTGTAAGCTTTCTAACTCTTTCATTTTCACTTACTTTCTTTTCTTGTCCACCACCGCAACAAGCCGTTAAAGTAGGACTTAAACCTAATGGACTATATACTCTTCTACACACCTTAAAAAGCTTGTCATATTTACCACCTTTTAATTCACCTACAACAACACATTTTGTATGACTTTTAACTGTTAAAGTATGAGATATGTCTGTAACGTTGTGAATACAAGCTCTATCCTGTCTAAACTTAGCGTGTTTGATTTTTTCAATTTGATAATCTGTTAAATAAAATTTTTCATCAACATTATCTTCTAATATATCTTTAAGCCTTAACTTTAATTCTTGTTTTTCAGGGAATAAAAAAGAGCCTTTATCAATATCTTTTCTAATAGATACTGTAAACACTCTTTCTCTACTTTGTGGTATTCCATAATCTTTACTGTTTAATACTTGATAGTAACTGTTATATCCTAATTGTTCTAACTTATTAATGTAATTATTAAAATTGTGTATATGATTTTTAGATAATAGATTTTTGACGTTTTCCCATATTACATACTTAGGTCTTAGTGATTTCACAATTCTAATTGTTTCATACATTAAACTAGAACGTGTTCCACTTTTTTCATCAGCACCTAACTCTTTTCCACATATTGATATATCTTGACATGGACTACCATGCATTATTAAATCTACATCTATCTTTTTATCCCATTGACATATGTCTTGGGGCTTAAAATCAGTGCCATGAATTGCATTAAAACTAGCTACTGCGAATTTATCTATTTCTACATAATCAGCTAACTCATAATCAATTCCTAAACGCTCTAAAGCTTTACTACAAGCACCAATACCACCGAATAACTCTAATACCTTAATCATCTATCTTAACCTATCAAAATCGGCTTGTGTTGCCATTCTTACACTTGGTTGTTTCTTCTTGTTTGTTCTTTCTTTTTGATTATTGCTTTCTTCTATATACATATTGCTCTTTTCTGTTATGATATCCATTAATATACCTAAATTCATATTCTTAATATCGTCTATGTCTAAACCGCAACTAATGCAATTTATAATGATTTTTGTGAAGGTCGCCTTTGTTTTTTTTTCGGCTTTTCTTCACCTTCAATAGGCTCTACTGTTGACTTGATATTTAAAGTCAAGTAGTTATATATCGCAACACATACACCTAAAAAGCTATCATAATCTTCAATATGCATAATAAATTGTTCATAAGGTATAAAGCTTTCTTCATCTAGTTCTTTTTGCCCTTTAATACAAGCGTAAGCAAGTTTTTCTAACAATTCAGGGGTAACACCTTTAACAACTAACATGACAAACTCATCATTATTGAATTTACCATTCACTTCTTTAGCTGCGTTTAATACACGTCTTTGAGCCTCATCTAATTCAAGAAATAAGTCTTTTTGAAATTCTTGTCTAAATGCAAAAGCGGTCGCTCCCTTACATGAGATTTTATATTCTTTGTTATCTATAATAACTGTATTTTTCATAACTTCTCCTTATTTAAAAAATAAGGCGAATTAATTAATCCGCCTTTTTAAACTATCCACCTGTTTTTTCTGTTGGTAATGTCGGTGCTGTTGTAAATAACGTTGCATAAGCTGCGTTGCTTGGATCGTATGATTCTTTCAACCATGCGTGCGTTCCGCCTGCATCAGTAACCGGTAAACAAGTAATATCAATGCTTGTTGTATCAGGCTCTAATGTATCTTCTTTTGTGTTAGCCTCAAAACTAGGTCTTGAGAACACAATTTTAAAGAAACAATATCTAACTGCGTTTTGGTCACCTTGGAACTCTGCAAGTAAACATACAGGATTATTTGGCTTGTTAGCATCTTCTGCCAATGTTCCTTTTGATGTTTCTACATAATTGAAAATGTCTTTTTTGACATCATCTGAAACGTAAGCCATTTCAATTGAACCACTATAACCATTGTTTGTTGCATCTGAATAATAAGCCGTATCATCTGCATAAAAGATATTTGTATCTCCTTCAGGATCTAATGCTAATGACTTAGCACCTTTCCATGCTTTAGGTTTACCATAAGTTACTGTTCCTGACGTTTCTGTTAAAACTGCATAATATACGTTTTTAAAACCATATCTAATTTTATTAGTGTCTGCCATTGTTTAACCTCTCATTCTAATTTTTCTATAATCTTTCTAGGTAATTCATCTATTGCTAAATCTTCACCTAATTTCCAATGCTTAAATGCTCTTGTTCTACGTCCTGGCGAGTTCCATATTCTATGACCATTTTCTAATAAATGAGTTAATGAATATTCATGCCCACTAGCGTATACTTGTCCTTCTGTTTGTAAAGATTCTTCATTAATCTTATATCTAATGGACTTTTTATATTTGCCTTTTCTACGTGTACTTCGAGCGTCTACATTTGCATTTGCCTTAATAATATCTCTTGCATCTTTGGTAGTTTCTGTAACTGCCTCTGTCATCTTTGCTCTAGTAGTTGCTGCATACTCTTCTAAGATTTCTTGTACTTTGGTTGGCAACTCTGAAACATCACAATAGACGTTATCAACGTTTCCTAATCTTATACTACCTGCCATGTCTTAGTCCTCTAAAACGAATATAATCCACTCTGTACAATGTACCTTTTCATCATCAATATCTTCATCAGTAACAACTCTAAATGGAATATCTAAGTCAATGTATATTTGTTCAATGTTTTCTTCTAAACTAAAGTCCTTAACTTCTGTAACTACTCTAACAATATACTCATTAATACGTTTAGTTAGTGTATCATCTGAATAAAAATAATTGCTTTCTTCACGAGCATAATTGCCATAAGGTAGTACCGGTTTAGTTTTATAACCGCCGTAAATAAAACGATTATCAAGTAAGGCTCTTAGTTGTTTAACCATTTCTTGCCTTATTCCCATTCTCCAATATCACTCCTTAAATACAATTCCATTTTGTCATCACTTGGATATTTTCTGTAAACTGAATATGTTTCATCTCTATACTCAACTACTGTTTCATTATCATAATCTATTAAACTGACAACGATCTTGTATTGTGCTTTGATACCACTTGCTTGAGCTTCATAGAACTCTTTCATGTAGATACCACCAACCAAACAAAATACCTCTTTTTTATTAGTAAGTACTTCTTTTTCAACTCCGTTTTCATCATATGTCTTTTGCTTTGTGATTAAATAACACGTATCTTCCCATAGGTTATTCTCACGAGTATATTCATAAGCCATACTATACGCCACTCACCTTTGACTGGTCTAACATTAAAGTTGTTCTACTGTTTAAATATACTGTACGCATACTCTCTTTGTAGCTTGCGTCATAATTTCCAAAACGTGACTTTACAAACACAATAATCGTTGTTGCGATTTCATCAGGTATATCATCGTCAATCACAATGTTTACCCTTTTTAAATCATAAAGGCAAGCATTAATATTCATTTGAATTTCATCGTCATAAGCCGTGCTTTTAATTCTTAAAGCCGTCCTTACTTTATTTAATAATTCATCACTTGCCATTAATGCTTACCTCCTTAAGACGTTGTTGTTTTCTTTCTAGACAATTTCTTAGTAGTCTTTGTTGTAGTCGATGTACTTGTAGTATCATCGCTTAGACTAGCTGTAGAAATACCACTATTACTATTAGTTGTTATGCTACTTTTTTTTTTGAGTAAGTAGATATAATCAGGATTCAAAATCTTTCCGTCATTTACAACAATAGCTTTAGATACATATTGATTAGTTTCTTGGTCAAAATATCTCATTACAGAGAACTCTAAATTACTATTAATTGCATAAGCCTCTTGAGGTACCCATACCATACCAAAATATTCACCTGTAGCTGCATCATCAAAAGACTTTAATACATCTTCTTCAACGAACACTACATCATGACCTTTAAAGCGTGAGATTTCTGCTCCGTCAATAGGATTGAATGTTTCTAAATATACAGGTCTATTGTTGTCATCTGCTAATGTTTTAATGTTTGCCTCATATGTTTGAGGTGTCATAACAAACTCATAACCTAAACCACGCATAGCTAAAGGAATTTCTGCAAACAATTTTGTTTGCCATGTTTTCCAACTTGCGATTTCATCAGAAGTAAATTCAATAATATGACTTGCTTTAATTCTTGAATCAGTTTTGTTTGCCTCTGTTAAGATACCTTCCATTTGATTATTAGCACTATCACCACTCATGATTTCAACGTCCATAGCTTTAACATAAGCTTGAACAATTGTCTTAGCTAATTCTGTTTCAAAAGCCTCAACTGACAAGATAACTTGTAATAAACTACGTGCAATTCTAATTTCACCAATTAAATAACTAAATTCTACATAACCTGTAATAGAACCGCCTTTTTGTCTTTCACTGACTGCGTTTTCTGCAATACGATTAAATGTTGCGTTAAATGAACCAATAGGATATTTAACTCCACCTTTTAAATTAGTCTTTAATACACGTGAATATAATTGACCATATACTCCGTCTAAGTCTTTAATGACTTTTTGTACAACTGTTTGAGGAATTAATACGCCTAAATCACTTGATGTACCACTAACGTCTGCACGTTGAATTAATTCATTTGTTTTTTCACCTGTTTGTACATAATGCATAAATGCTTTTCTGTACTCCATAGATTCAATGTTTGCTTTGTTTTCTTTTACCATAGGTTTACCAAACTCTTTTGCCCTTTCTATAACTGCTTGACGTTTTCTTTCTCTTTCTTCACATTCTTTTAATTCCTTTTCTCTTGCTTGTAATAAATCAACTTCATTGTTTAATTCATCAACTTGTTCATTAGTTAAGTCTTTAGTTAATTCATTACTAATAGATGAAATACGCTCTTGAATTTCACTTAAACCCATTTCCTTGATTTCTTCTGCTTTCACTTTAACAACCTCACTTCCGTAATTTAAGTTTTAATTCTAATTTCTTCTTCTTAATGCTAGTATCAACTAACGCTTTACTTCTGGCACTAATAACTGTTTGATTATTAGCCGGGATACTAACTGCACTTACATCATAGATTTTTGAAACGTTTCTAATATGAATAGTGCGTGTATCTTCATCGTAATAATCACCGTTAGGGGCAACGGTAAAGCGCCATGACATTTGTGTAACCATTCCTGCCTTAATATCTTCATAAAGGTTTCGCGCGTTTTCTGTTTTGCTTAAATCTGCCCATATAAATAAGCCTTTATCATCTACTTCAAGCCCTAACGTTCCGTTAGACTGTCTAGCATAAACACGTCCTTCATGGTCATATTGCAAGATAACATCTTCCGTAATAGTGTTATTGAATGCACCTTTTTCAATAACCTCATTAATCGGCTTTCCGTCATAATCGGTATATAATTGATAAGGTGCAAAAGTAGTCGCATAACCTTCAACATAATAATCGCTTTCTATTCTTTTATCCGTTTCCTTATCAATTACTTGAAAAGTCATCATTCTAGTTTCCATTTTTGACATTTACTGTCACCCCCTTTCTGCCATGCTCGCAATAACACATATATAAAACACGTGGATAGCCACGTGCATTAATCTTTTATTTTGTCCTATGTTTCTAAGCTGTCCTTTTCCAAACATAAACCACTAAATATGGTGGCATATTGTTGTGGGCTTTGCCGCCACCGGTGGAACCCATGCTTGCTTGTCTACCGGACCAATTTTGTTTGTAGTCGGCATAAATGTAAAATGGATATTGCCCCATTTGTTTGGTCATCGTTGACCCGGTATTCACTCCGCCCCATGAGTGATTATGGCTAGGCATTTCATTAGTTGTTAGTGTATGCTCTGCCTCTCCACCTGTTTCACCTGCGGTATATGTTTCTCCGGCTGCTAACAAAAACGTATCTTGAATTTGCTCCCATGTTCCGCCAAACAATTCACTCGGATTAGTTGAATTAATTGATAGGTAGATTGAGCCAATAGGATAAACATACTCTAATAAGCTAATCCCGTGAGTGGCTTCGTCATAAGTCGTATAAACTAATGAGGCATCATCCCCATCATTCTCAAAGTAAATTTCTCTTACTGCGTTCATACGATCCAATTCAGCACTAAATTCATCGTACGTACAAAACGATTCTTTGATTTTTGCCCATAAATTAGATAAGCCTGTACTATCTAAATATTTATTTGCCATTCTTGCTCTCTTTCTAAACTGTACATATTTCAGCTACTTCTTCTGCGGTAATGCTTTCAACGCTTAGTGTACTCCCTGCTGCGTCCCAATCTGTACCATTCCATATAACATTCATTCCTGCCGGTCCATAATTGCTATCATCAGTTAAATTGTACATATCACCTACTGACTGCCCACTAGTTGGTAAGTTAGCCGACGTTAATGAACCTTTATATGTTACTGCACTAGAAACGGCTGCGTTAATCGCATTTGTAACTTGTGTTGATGTTTGATAATCACTATCATTTGTCAATTCACTTGTTTTAGTAGGTACTGCATTTTCAATTGACGTTGTTACTTGTGTTGATGTTTGATAATCACTGTCATTTGTTAATTCACTTGTCTTTGTAGGTACTGTTACGTCAACGCTCTTTGAAGTGACTGTTAAAGCCGTGCCATTGACTTTTACGCTTTCAATAACATTTACTTCTGCACCTGTTTCAATACCGCTTAATTTTGTATTTATGGTGCTTATAGAGCTTGTTAATGTTGTGTTAATGTTATCAGCATAAGCTTTTATAACTTTGTTTTGTACTCCATTAGTTGAAGTATCAGACATAGCGGTATCAATTGTATTCTTAGTAGCGCCTGTTGCAATACCACTTAATTTTGTCTTTTCTGCACTTGTATAATCATTTGTTGATAAGCCTTTACCTGTTTCTTTTTGAACAAAATACTCTTTTATTTTTGCCCATAAAGCAGGTAAACCATTTTCTTTATCTAGATATTTGTTAGCCATACCTTCCCTTTCTACATTAGATTATCTATTAAGTCTTGCACCTCTTTAAAAGAGGCGCTATCAATAATATTTATTGGTCCTAAGTCCTCACCCGTTTTATTTCCTAAAAGCGTTACATTATTGATTGAAGGCTTATTACTTAACTTTTCATAGTTAGTAGTACCACCATTTGAATAATCTTCAACTTGTAAATCAATTTCATTTTCTGTAACACTATCTAAACTCAAGCTAATTGGCTTAGTTGTAGAAGTATCAAGTTGTAAGTCAATCGCATTACTAGAACTATCAAGACTTAAACCAATGTCATTTGAATTAGTATTAAGGCTTAAATCAATATCACTATTAGTATTCTCAATACCTAAATCAATTTCATGGTCACTCATATTGCCCTATCCTCTAAAATATCCTTTAGTTGAACATGAACAATACTTGTTGCATAAGCCTCATCGTTTAGCTTTGCTCTTAGTTGAACTCTTACATTACCTTTAGAGCAATTAAGCTTTAATGTTTCTTCTTGAGTTAGCTTTACTACTATTGATTTTTCTTCACTGTTTAAAGTTAAATCTTCACCGCTTTTAGTAATTAATGTTTCACCTTGTTTAAATAAAATAAAAAGAGTGTCAAACGTTGTAGGATCTACATCTAATGTAAGCTTTAAAGTAGGTGTTGTTCCTCTTCTCATGTTTTTTCACCCTCTTCTTTAGGCTCTTTTTCAGGCTCTTTTTTTACTTCTTCTTTTGGTGTTTCTTCGTTTGTAGGATTGATATATTCTGCTCTAATATATCTAACATCACCGCCCTCAATAGGTGGCATATTTAAGATATCTAATGCTTGGTTAGTAGTAATTAAACCTCTATCAAAATATTGAATAGCTACATTAATTTTAGTTGAATTGCTTGCATATTGAAGTCTATCACTGGTTAATATAATTTCATTGCCATTCATAATTTGAGTGTCTGTATAAAACATCTTAGTTAAGACTTCACCAACTTGGATAAAGAAAGGCTCTAATTCAGATTCATAAAAAGCGTTCCATTCATCTTCATTGTATTTTCTTTGTAAGATATCTTCGTTAATACCCCAATATGTATAAGCGTTGTTATCAATAGCTTTCTTTTGTTCTGCATCTAGTAATACAGGCTTTTTGTCATATGGTGTCATGCTTTCAAAACGACTATCATACAAGAATACACCCGTCTTGTTGTTTCCATTTAAGTTAGTATCGCCAATGAATTTTTGTTGAGCTTGTAAGTCTTTTTGCCCTGTTACTTGTGAGTTTAATTTGCCAATAAATCTTAAGCTTGCACCACTTTCAATTGCACTCTTTGAGCCTTGTTCTTGCGCCTCAATTAAATCACAAGTGTTATTAAAGGCATTGTTTCCTTCACCAAAAAAATCATCTTTATATTGATGTTTTCTAAGGTGCCCAACTCGTTCATATTCAATCGCTTTTTGTTCACCTGAACCAAACGTATATAACACAAACAATTTGTTATCATACTCTTTCATTTCTGCTTGCGAGTATGCTACAGGATATAAACCTGTTACTATTGTTTTTCCGTCTATATATTTCTCTATAGGCACTATAAAAGCGTTGTTTTCAATTTCATAAATAGTCCTTAACCTATAATAGAATTGAGTAGCGGTCATAAATTGATTAGGTTGTTTTGAAACAATGTAATTAATTCTTCTGCTTGGTTTAGTTAAAGCCGGTCTAGCTTTGCTTGATTCACTAGCTTTAGCATGGATACAAGCACGACATAAACCTATTTCATATATACCACCGTCATGAGAGGTATATACAGGTGCATAACCGCTTAGTGTTTGAAAGTAACCATAATCTTCAATCTTAGTTTTTGGCTCTTCACCAAAAATGAATTTGTATAATGTACTTCTTAACCCCATTAATTCACCTCCCTATTCTCTAATCTCCATTGATACATATCATAGTATTTTTGACGTACTGTATAAGCATCAATTACACTAACAAAACCGTCAATGTGCTTTCTACTATCTATTTTCACAGGTCTTACCCTGTTATCGTTATATGCTTTTTGTAAAGCTACACTAGAAAAATGACTTTGTAATAAGCCGTTTGTTCCTGTCTTAACCATGCCGTCACGTACCAAACCACCGAACTCATCAATAATAGGTGTTAGGTTAGTACCTTGAATAACGTCGTCCATTTTAAAGCCGTGTTTTTCCATATCTGACACTAAGTATTGACTTGAGTATCTATCATAACCAACTACACAACAATAAATGTCATAGTTAGCTTGTAAGTCATAGAACCATTGACTAACATCTTCATACTTGACATAGTTTTCACCTGACGTTGATAAGTAACCTAAATCAATGAAGTTTCTATATCTAATATGGTCGCGATCGCTTAACTCATCTATCTTGTTTTCAGGTAACCAAAAATGACTTAATACATAATCAAGTCCATTCTTTTTGATTACTATACAAGCGCTTGTTAAGTCTGTTGTTTGTGATAAGTCAATACCGCCAACTCCAAAACAACCTCTAAAATCATCAGGCTCTATACGTTCACTAAACGTTTGTTTAATATCTCTACTTGAAAGCCATGCACTAATTGCATTTTGTTTTAAATTACAATACTTGGTCTTAAACTCAAGCATATAATCATTTGAGCTTTTAGCTTTCCTTATTTCTTCTTCGATGAAAGAACTAGAAACGGATACATCAAGGTTAGGCATTGCCTTTTTTAATTCCTCAAGGTCGCTCCATTTCTTCTCATCATCAATCATATAAATAAATGGTAACAATCTTCTTTCTTCACTAGTACCTAATAATAGTGAAGTAGACCGTGCCATTAATTCATCATATAAGCCATCATCAATATAGTTAGCTGTACTACAAGCAATGTTTAAAGGTTGTTTTCTTGCACCTTGAGCTGACAACATGACATTGTACATTTGTAAGCCTCTATCACCTTCCCACGCTGCAAACTCATCATATACAACTGCGTTAGGATTAAAGCCGTCTGACTTCTTAGAGTTAAACGCTATAGGTTTTAAGGTACAATTCCATTGAGGGAAGTACATATCAGTACGTCGCTTTCTCATTCTTTTAGCTAAGCTAGGAACACGTTCAATCATGTTATAAGCAACGTTAAAGATAATGTGTGCTTGTTCTAGCTTTGGAGCAAGGTTATATATTTGCATACCGGCTTCACCTTCTGTATAAGCTATCATTACTTCAATAGCACTAGCTAAAAGTGACTTGCCTTGTTTACGCCCCATAACTAAGACAACTTCTCTAAACTGTCTATAGCCTTCTTTATCAACAATACCAAACACACAAGCTATAAAGTACTTTTGCCATACTTCAAGCTTAATCGTGCTTGTTCTTCCTTCTACGTGATGACAAAATTTTTCAATGAATAAAATCGCTTTTTTAGCTTTCTTTTCATCATAAAAAAAACGCCCTTCTTTTAGTCCGTTTTCTATGTACTCTAAATTCAATTTTATCCACTTTCCAACAACTGCCTTACCTTGTGTTATCTCTTGCTTATAATCATCAAGATATTTCATTTAAGAACTCATCAAACTCATCAGTAGCGCCTTCGTTAGGATGTCCCAACTTATTAATGCCACTTGGACTTAAACACAATTCTTTACAGTATTTCAAAATCTGTTCTTGAAATTGTAAATTGTTTAAATAATATGGACTTCTTGATAAATTAGTAGCACCTGCTTTATTCGTGTAAAGCATAGTATTTAAGCCTTTACCTAATTCAGGATCTAACCACTCTTGCATATTCTTGTCACGCATATGGCAAGTTTCAGCTAATATGTCTATCAAGATTTCATACTGTTGTTGATAGATACACAATTCTTTCATTTGTTGGATAATTTCTTTCTTGTATGCGTTCTTGGTTTTAACTTTATAAGCCATTCTTTCACCTCTCTATATTCATACTAAATCATATGTGTTCATACATAATCATAAGTATTAATATCAATCATCATATAGGACTAGTTGCCCATTATCATCAAAATCATAATATGTAGTGCTTGCGTGTTCTTTAGCATGACAATCATCACATAAAGCCTCTAGGTTATCATCATTAAGCAAGACATTATAATCTTGATAGTTATCAATGCTTATATGTTCTTTGTGATGTACACACGTTGCTTTAGTATATATACCACGTCTTAAACATCTTTCACATAAAGGATGTATTTGTCTATATGCTTTACTTTTACACGTCCACGCTTTACTTGAATAAAATTTCCTTGCAAAATTCCTTGCACCTTGTTTATCACCATAATATTTCATTTACGAGTACCTACCTTTATATATATATGATTTTACGGAGGATAAGCAATGCCCCGCTCCATTGCTTAATATGTCTATTATTTATGTTACGTCTTACAAAAGGAGGGTATATAAGACGTTTAAAAGGAACAGTGTCAAGATTGAAAAAATAACAAAAAAATCTTGAACTTTATGTAGGTACTCGTAAATGAAAAGGACTTTAAACAAATAAAGTCCTAATCAAGAGAGAAAGAATACAACCAAAGAATCAGAATAACCTTTTATCAGATTATTCCTAAATACACTATAACATATTAGTTTTACGTATTTTTCTACAAAAATATTTTAAAGATGTTTCCAAACAAACAAAAAGAGTACGTAAGCCTAAAACGTACTCTTTAAGGATAGGAGTGCTTTTAATGAAAAGCCGTAAAACAATTACTATGTAAGCACTAATTAAATTAGTAGAATAATAACATGAATAACAAGAATATAGCAAAAGCTTTCATGCTTAAGAATGGTGGTACGTGTTTAAGGGTATTTTTAAGAGAATAGCATAATGGATATTAGATTACCACCAAACTTGAAGATAAGAGTGAGTTAATGTGACTTCAATAGCTTTTTGTTTTACAAAATGATTATAGCATAATAAATTCACGTATATTTCTACAAAAACAGAACCAGGTGTCTTTCATAAAACAAGCAAAATACGCCGTCCCATTTTTTTCATTGTTTTTTAAGCTAAGTGGTGATTTATACCCATTTATAGGGTGTTTTTTAAGGGTATACCCCCTTTGAAATGTCAAATCGGTTATTCTGAACTCCCCACGCCGTTCCCCAAAAAAATAAAAAATTTTTTTCGAGGGGGGCGAGTTGTATTAATTTTTCTTATGATTGTTGTTATATTTATTTTAATACATTTATTTTTAATCATGC